TGCCCTTCGAGCCGCCCATGGAGCCGCGGGGCGTGGCGGAGGCGCCGGCGTGGGCGGTGCACGTCAACCTGTCGCCGTTTCTGTTCGCGCCGGTCTATGCCCTGTATCCGGATTTCCAGGGGCTTTACGCGATCCTGCTGATGTGGAATTTCGGGATCCTGGCGCTGTTCACGGTGTTGTGGATCGGGCGGGGGGCGGAGAGTGGGATTCTAATCCGGATCCTGTTTTGTCTGAGCGTGCTGTTTGCCAGTTCGATTTTCGAATACGTGACTTACAAAGGGCATTTTATTCTGTTCGCGGGGCCGGTGGTGCTGCCGTTGTTTTATTGCGCGTGGCGCGGATACCGGGCCGGATTCGTTCTGGCGGCGCTGTTTATCGCGCTGACGAGTGAAGACGCGGCGTTGATTCTGGGCGGGGTCAGCCTGGGGGCGGCGCTGTTCTGGCCGGCGCGGCGGGCGTGGTTTGCGGCGGCGGGGCTGCTGGCGCTGGCGTGGTTCGCGGCGTGCATTGGGATCCTGCAGCCGTGGGCGCGGGCGGGCCTGGGCCTGCGCTACGCGTCGCACTTTTTGTACGTGCTGGCGGAGCGGCCCGGGGTGGGCGGTTACTCGTTTTACCCGCTGGCGGTGCTGCTGTACACGGGGCTAGTGGCGGCGGTGGCGCGGATGAAATACGCGCCCAGCCTGCTGCTGGTGCTGCCGCTTCTGTTGTACAGCGCGGCCGGCGACAAGCAGATCAAGGTGGCGTACGACATTTGGTGGTTGAAGGACCGGGAGACGCGGGAGGAATTGATCCAGCGTCACCGGGAGCGGATCCACGAGATCCTGGTGGAGCGGCGGGGGGAGACGGTAATCCTGCCGGACACGAGCAAGATCGACGCGTACGTATCGTCGCGCCGGAATATCCAATCACACAATTTTGGGAGGGCGGCATGTTGCAACTGAGTCTGCAAGAGCGGAACGAGCGGTGCGGGGAGTTTTTCGGGCGGTGCCAGGCGATCCTGGACCGCAAGGGGGCGGATTACACGGTGGCGGGGGACGCGCTGAAAGAGATCACGCAGCTGGCGGAGCAACTCTCGATCACGCCGGAGCAGGTGTTGTGGGTGTATATGTACAAGCATCTCTCGGCGCTGCTCAACTGGCTGCAGGCGGGCGCGCTGCAGAGCGAGGACGTCTCAGAGCGGCTGGTGGATATCGCCAATTACTGCGCGCTGATGAGTTTGTTCGTCCGGGAGGCGGTGGCGGGGCCGGCGGCGTCGGACGACTTTGCGGCGTGCGACCGGCTGGCGGCGTCGCTGCACGCGGGGGAGTGCTGGGAGCGGGAATGTTCAGGTGTAAACAATTGCCCTGGCAAATGATATTAGGTGAAATATAATATGGGTGTCGAGGCGAGCGTCTTATCCCTGGTGGTGGTGATCCTGATCAAGGACGTGGTGGTGCCGCTGTACCGCGGCGCGAACGGGAACGGCAAGGGAAACGGCAACGGGCGGTGTCCCGTGGAGGGGACGATCGCGGAGATCCAGACGGCCAGCCGGATCCACGAGCGGGATTTCCAAGCGCGGCTGGACGAGTTCAGCGGGGTGGTGCAGGTGTTGGGGGCGGTGTCCACGCAGCTCGCGACGCAGACGGCGCTGCTGGAGCGGATCGCGGCGGGGCTGGAGCGGCTGCCGCAGGACGGGCGGGTACGGCATTGATTTCACCGCCGAGACGCCGAGGGCGCGGAGAATAAATCGTGGGGGATCTAACGAGGCACTTTTCGCGGCGGGAGTTTGCGTGCCGGTGCGGTTGCGGGTACGACCGTATCGCCGGGGACCTGGCGTTCCGCTTGGAGGTGCTGCGGACCCGGATCGGGCAGCCGATCTACGTCAACAGCGGGTGCCGGTGCGAGAAACACAACGCCGCGGTGCGGGGCGCGAAAAACAGTTACCACCTGCGGGGCATGGCGGCGGACATCCACGCCGACCTGGACCCGGTGGAGCTAGGCCGCGCGGCGGCGGAATCGGGCTGGTTTCGCGGAATCATTGTGCACGCATGGGGTGTGCACGTGGATATTCGGCCAGGGCGGAAATATTGGCGGTTGTAATTCACCGCGGAGACGCGGAAGACGCGGAGGAAAAAAATGGTTGGATTTTGGAAGAGCAAGACGGTGTGGTTTAACTTGTTGGCCGGCGGGTTGGCGGCAGGGAACGCAGTGGGTTTTTCGGATTTCCAGGCGGATCCGGATTTGATTGCGCTGATCATGGCGATCGTGAATATTTTGTTAAGGATCTTCACGAAGAAGCCGTTGCGGGAGAAGTGAGGCGATCGATGACCGGGCGGACACCTAGGTCCGCCCCTACAAAGATCCCTCACCCTAACCCTCTCCCGGGGGGAGAGGGGAACGGAAAAGGGAGGTGGATTTGATGGGTTACACGCTACGCGCTAACCCATCCTACAGAGGACAAGTGATGCAGGAAGTTTTGTTTGAGAGCGTGGTGGAGGCGCCGGCGGAGATCGTGGCGGAGCCGTACACGCCGGCGGCGGTGGCGGGCGGGACGCCCGCGCCACAAAACGCGGAGGACGCGCCGGGCGGGGCGAACGAGGAGGAGGTCTGTCTGGCCCAGGTCAAGGTGGAGGTGCCGGATGAGATTGTTGAGGCGGCAGAGGAAATCGTACTTTCCGCAGAGGCGATTGGAAAAAATACGGCACTACGTAATGTGGGCGTGGTCCAGAGGTTACTTTATGCCCGATGGTGTGGACACAACAAAATCGGATCGATTGCCAAATTTGCGGGAATATCTCGAAGCATGCTTAACCGCTATTTGGAAAACGGTGAGAAGGCTGTCCATCCCTGTTACGTATTGTTCCGGAGCGCATGGGATCAGTTATTCCAAGGGACTGTTACCCATGTCTTGCACAATTTCCGGAAATCCGCGACCGCCGCGGGGAATTGGAAGGCGGCCGACGCGTTCCTCAAGGTGGCGGATCCGGAATCGTTTGGGCGGGAATCACTGGCGGGGCAGTCGGCCGGAGCGGGCACGGAGATCCACGTCGGAAACCTGCAAATCAACGTGCGGGAAAAGAGCGCCGACGAGTTGATGGGGTTGGCGGCGGAGTTGCTGACGAGGCTGTCGGACAGCGCGCGGCAGCGGCTATTGGAGCGGTTGCCGGAGGGCGAGCGGGCGAGGCTGGTCAATGGCTGTAACGGATCCTGAAATCCAGAGGCTGCTCGAGGAGCAGGACCGGTATGAGGAGATCCTGGTCCAGGTATTCGGCGAGCTTGCGCGCCGGCAGCGGGAGCAGGCGTTCGAGTTTTATCGTCCCGGGAAAAAGCACAAGGAATTTTTTGATTTCGGGTCGGAGTATCCCGAGCGTTTATTCTGCGCGGGGAACCGCTGCGGGAAGAGCACGGCGGGCTGCTACGAGGACGTGTGCCATCTGACGGGGATCTATCCGCACTGGTGGGAGGGGCGGCGGTTTTCCACGCCGGTGGAGTGGGCGCTGATCGGCAACACGGCGCGGCAGCTCAGAAGCGCGGCGCAATTTATTCTGTTCGGGCCGCCGGGGCAGTGGGGCACGGGCCTGCTGCCCAAGAGTTCGATCCTGGAGATCCGGACGGTGCACGGGGTGGCGGGGGCGATCGACTACGCGGTGATCGAGCACGCGCCCACGGGGGGCTCGTCCACCATCTACCTGGTGAGCGCCGAGCAGGGGTGGCAGTCGTTGCAGGGGCGCAAACTGCACGGTGTGCACCTCGACGAGGAGCCGCCGAAGAACGTCGCGATGGAAATCTACACGGAGATCGCGGCGCGCCTCATCGACACGAGCGGGATCCTGTTGGGGACCATGACGCCGCAGCAGGGGATGACCGATTTCCAGGGGTTGTTTTGGGACTGGGAGAGCGAGGACGAAGAGAGTGAATACGCGGCCTTGAAAAAAGAGGGGGCGAAGTACCGGCGTCTGGTGCGCATGGAGATCTGGGAGGCGGAGCACCTGACCAAGGAGCAGGTCGAGCGCTTCATGGCGCTGATCCCCTTGCACGAGCGGGACATGCGCCTCAAGGGGATTCCGGCGTTGGGCGAGGGGCGGGTGTGGCCTCTGGACGAGCGGGAGCTCAAGGTGCCGCCCTTCGACGTGCGGGACCGGCCGCGCATGCGCTTGATCGCGGGGCTCGACTCGGGCTTTCAGAATTCGTACACGGCGATCGTGTGGATCGCCTACGACGAGGCGGAGCGGACGGCGTACGTGGTGGATTGCGAGAAGGTGCGGCGGCAGTTGGTCAAGGATATCGCGCCGCTGATCAAGGACCGGGATTATCACTACGGGTTCGAGGTGCCGGTGGCCTGGCCGCGGGATATCTCGCGGAGGGAGGGCGCGTCGGGATTGATCCCGGTGGACGAGTACCGCAAGTGCGGCGTCAAGATGCTCTACGAGCCTTCACAATTTGACGACCAGCGGCAGCACCACGTGGCGCCGGGGCTGGGGCTGGTGTGGAGTTGGATGGCCGAGGGACGATTCAAAGTTTTTGACACGCCCAGGCTGCGGCCGTGGTTTAACGAGTGGCAACTGTTCGCGTACGACGAGGACGGCCAGGTATTGAAAACGAAACAAAGGCAAAACGACCTGATGGACGCGACACGGTACGCGATGGTGATGCTGAGCCGTGGATTCGCGCGTTCGCCGGAGGGGCGGCGGCGGGGATTGCCGCGGATGACGCTGGCGGCGCCGATGGTGGGATAAATTCACCGCTGAGACGCAGAGGGCGCGGAGAAGAAAAAATGAGTGTGCTCAAGGATTTGATAGTAGGACCCAAAAAGCCGAAGGAGCCGGAGATGCCGGTGATCCGCAAAGACACGACGGACGAGAGGCCGAATCCCGCGGCGATGCTGGGATTGACGCAGAACGTGGGCGGGGCGCGGGGCTTGTTAACGCCGGCGCCGACGGGCAAAAAAAAGAACCTGGGGATGGAGTGAATCCATGGCCGACGGAATCGTGAAACCCATCCTGGAGCAGCACCGGCGGTTTTTGGCGGGGCGGTCGGAGTGGGACACGCAGCTGCAGGATATTAAAAGGTATATCGCGCCGGGGTTGCCGAATTTCACGCACGAGAGCCGCGACGGGGAGAAGCCGCTGCCGCGGCTGGACGACACGGGCGTGCGCGCGGCGAGAAGGTTAGTGGACGCGATCCACATGGCGGTGACGCCACCGACGTTGCCCTGGGCGCAATTGGCTTGGGCGGATCCGGCGCTGGACCGGGTGTGGGAATACCGAGTGTCGCGGCAGGAATCCGAGGGGACGGTACAGGAGAGTTTCAACCAGAGTAATTTCCAAAGGGAGATCGGGCGGTTCTGGTACGGGTATCCGACGGCGGGGACCAGTTGCTTGTACCTGGAGGACTTGAACAACGCGGGGCGGCTGCGGTTCGAGGCGTATTCGGTCAACGCGGTGAGCCTGGCGGAGGGGGCGGAGGGGCGGATCGACACGGTGGGGCGGGAGTACACGATGGCCGCGCGGGCGATCGCGGAGCGGTGGCCGGCGGCGCGGGAGGTCCCGGCGATCCGGCAGGAGATCGACGCGAAACGGGGGGACACGCGGTTCCGGATTTTGCACTGGATCGGACCGAACGATGATCTGACGCCGATGCGGCACAAGGGCCTCAAGTATTTGAGCCTGGTGGTGCTGCTGGAGCGGGGCGGCGACCAGGTGCTGAACCTGGAGGAGGGAAAGTACCAGGGGTATGAGGAGTTTCCGGTGTTTGTGGGGCGGTACTACACGATGCCGGGCGAGGTGCTGGGGCGCAGTCCCGCGTTCGACTGCATCGATGACGTGAAGGTGTTGCAACGTCTCCAATATTATTATGACCTGGCGATTCCGACGGCGATCAATCCGCCGCTGAAGGACCGCGAGGGGAACCTGCAGCGGAAGAGCGGGGGTGTGGACAATCCCACGATTAAACCTGGGGATTACCTGACCTTCGAGCAGCCGGAGTTGTGTACGCCGCTGATCCAGCCAGCGAATTTCAGCGCGGCGGAGGTGGGGTTGGAGGAGAAGCGCCAGGCGGTGCTGGATCAATTTTTTTGGGATGAACTCAACCTGCGGCCGGAGAAAAAATACATGACCGCGTTCGAGGTGCAGCAGGTGCGGGGGATCGCGAATGAATTATTGGCCAAGCAGATCAGCAGCATTAAGGAGGATGTGCTCGATCCCATGATGGAGCGCGTGGTGAATATCTTGTTGCGGGCGGGCCGGATACGGCTGCCGGCAGCGGTGGTGACGGGAGAGCGGCCGTGGTGAAACCGTTTCGCTTCGTGTACGAGACGCCGATGATCCAAGCGCAGAAGGCCTCCAGAGCGGAGACTCTCTTCGCGTTTTTCGAACGGGTGTTGCCGCTGGCGCAGGTGGATCCCGCAGTGCTGCAGGCGCTGAACATCCGCGGCGGGTTGGGGAAAGCGGCGGAGTGGATGGACGTGCCCACCGAGGCGCTGGTGTCGCCGGAGGAATACGCGCAGATCCAGCAACAGCGGGCGGACCAGGAGGCGCAGGCGCAGCAGACGGCGATCGCGCGGGAACAGGCGCAGGCGTTCCAGAGCGTGGCGCGGGGTGTTTCGTCCCTGCAGAAGGACGGGCAGCCGGCGTTGAGAGGCGGGTATTTACAGCAATTTTTGAATGGAGGGATGTAAGTGGTTAACGCAAACCAAGAGGCCATGGCCGTTATCCTCAGACAGCAGGAGCGGTTGGCGTCGCAGTACCGGCACACGTTCGCGGGGCAGGCGGGCGAGGAGGTGCTCAAGGATCTGGCGCGCTACGCGGGCGCGGAGGGCGAGCCCTTCGAGCCGGGGCGGGCGGACGCCACGGCCTATAACCTGGGCAAGTTGGCGGTATATCGGCATATCCAACGAAAAATAAAGGAGCAGAGAGGCGATGGATCCGGTGAATAGCGCGGGAGCGGGAGCGGGTGGTGGAGGTACTCCACCGGCGAACAATACGCAAGTGAACAATCCGCCGGCGAACAATACGGCGGGGGCGGGGCTGGCGGAGCAGCCGCTGGCGGGGCTGTTCGGGGAGGCGGAGCGGTCCGACGCGGCGGTGCAGGCGCTGATCGCCAAGACGCCTAATTTGGGTACCTTGGCGAAAAATTATATGAACCTCGAGCGGATGTTGGGCGGGAAACTCGAGGGCTACGTGCAGGTGCCGAAGGAGGGCGCGCCGCAGGAGACGGTGGCGGCCTACCACCGGGCGATCGGGGTGCCGGAGAAGCCGGAGGGCTACACGCTGCCGCAGATGCCGGCGGGGGTGGAAGTGGACGAGGGGCGGGCGGGCGCGTTCCGAACGGCGGCGCACCAGATCGGGCTATCGGACAAGCAATTTCAGGCGCTGGTGGAGTGGGACGCGCAGTTGACCGCGGCGCGCCAGGCGGAGTACCAGAAGCAGTTCCAGCAAGTGTATCCCGACGACGCGGCCTTGCAGGCGGCGGTGGCCAAGGGGCAGGCGGTGCTGGCGAGGATCGGCCAAAAGCGGCCGGACCTGCGGGACGCGGCGCAGGCGTTTCTCGGGCATGACGTGGTGTTCACGCAGTTGATGGCCGAGTTGGCCGGATTTTTTGGAGAGGACCAGACTCCGGGTTCGGCACAGAAGGCGGGAACGTCGGCGGATGTGCAGGCGCGGATCGAGTTTCTGAAAGCCGAGATGCGCAAACCAGATCTGCCGGACCGCACGCGGCAGCAGTATTTGACGGAGTTGGCGGGGCTGCTCTACAAGACGTAGGTAGAGGGTGAGCGATAGGTTTTCCCTCACCCTGGCCCTCTCCCAGAGGGAGAGGGGGAAGTTACTTGGGCAGACACCTAGGTCCGCCCCTACAAAGCCAAACTGGGGCAGGGCGCCCAGGGGGACGCGGCCGATGAGGGAACCGCGGACCTGAAACGCCTACCCGGGGAATCCATGGGATTGGGATCCGGGGGAATCGTGGTGGACCACGCGCCGCGGCGGCGTAAGCCGGGAAGCCCGAGAGGGGAACTTCCGCCAAGATCGGTCAGGACAAATCAATACAGAGGTAAACAATCATGGCGGACAACAACATTCTTAAATTCATGGACGTGGACGCCAACAAGATCCCCGAGGCGTTCAAATCGGTATACGCGGAGAATCTGGAGCTCGGCTACCAGAGCGACGGCAACAAGCTATTGCCGACGGTGACGCAGATCCCGAGCGAAAAAGCGCGTGGAGAAAAATTGATCTACGATTACCTGGATCCCTGGGACTTGGACGAGATCACGGACCGCAACGCGGACACGGTGTACAGCGACGCGGCCATGAAGCGCCGCGAAGTGGGCTGGGCGGTGTTCGGCAAAGCGATACCGATCGATGAGACAGACGCGATCGCGCTGCTACTCGATCCGCAGTGGGCGGTGCTGCAAAACCACAAGTACGCGGTGGGGCGCCGGATCGACAAGTCGATCGGAGCGGCGCTGTTCGCGACGGTGGTCACCGGCCACAAGAGTGACGGTACGGCGGTATGGGGCGCGGGCAATTCGGAATGCACGATCATCGCGCACAACAGCCAGGGATTAACCAAGGAAAAAATCCTGGCGGCCAAAAAGGCGTTGGAAGCGAACGATATCGATCTGGGCGATCCGCGCAACATGCCGACGTTGCTGTGCCACAGCAACGACGCCAACGCGCTGCTCGAGGATTCGGAATTGAAGTCCATCGACTATATGCGCGACAAGGCATACGTCACCGGCAAGATCCAGGAGTTGTATAACGTGCGGCTGCAGGTGGCCAATCACGCGGTGCCGGCGGCGACGGGCTACCGGCGCTGCGGGCTATACGTGAAGAGCGCGGTGGCCTGCGGGATCCCGAAGCCGGCCAAGACCTACGTGGTGCAGAATGCACAGAAATGGCACCGGTGGGAGATCAGCGTCAAGGTGGCGATCGGCGCGCTGCGGCTGTATGAGAAGGGCGTGGTGGAGATCCAGACCATCGATCCGCCGGCGGGCAGCCTGAAGAAGGCGTCGTAATTCGGAGCGAAAGGAATGGGGCGGACACCTAGGTCCGCCACTACAAAAATAAAGGAGAAAATATCATGAAGTGGAGAAAACGATACGAGCCCTGGGTGGGCCTGGCGGTGGTGCTGTTCGTGGCGCTGGCGTTGGTGGCGTCGGCGCAGGACGTGGCCACGTGGCAATCGATCACGTATGACAGCAACGGGTACATGAACCCGGTGTATTGGGAGCAGAACGCCGATGTGATTTCGGCGCGGTATTTGATCCCGAGCGCGAGCACGGGGACGGTGTTGACAGTGCCCTTGAATGCGCAACCGTACAAATACCTGGTGTATCAGTTGGCGCCGGACGCCATGAACCAGGACCAGGCGCCCACAGCGACGAATGCGCCTAAGGCGGCGCTACTGGGTAGCGCCTATATCGACAATGCAACATACCAGTTCCAGGCGGTGGCACGGACGATTACGGGTGCGACCACGGTACCGGTGGCGAGCAGCTTGTTTTATGAGATGCAGCAGGTCGAGTTAGGCGGGCTGCCCTGGGTGGCGTTCAAGATCACAGGCAACACAGTGACATCGGAGTTGTTCGTGACGATGAAGCGGTAAACGACGATGGTGGGGGCGTACCCAGGCTTCATTTCGTGGTTGAGAGGGGAATCTGGTACGCCTCCACCACCTACACCTAGAGGAGATCATGAGCGCGGCGCAGGTAATTGATTTGTGCAACGCGGTACTTGTCATCCTGGAAAAGGAGACGCTGGCGGCGTCGGCGGACTTGGCGGCGCCGGCGACGCCGGATGAGCGGGTGTTCGCGGCGCGGTTGGATAATCTGCTTAGGGCGCTGGCGGCGGAGCACGCCTGGAAGTGCCTCCGCAAGCGGGCGGCGTTGACGGAGGACACATCCAATCCGCCGGCGTTCGGATTCGATCGGAAATATCCCTATCCGAACTCGGTGGCGCGGATCTGCTCGGTGGGTTTGGACGGGCTATGGGAGCATGGCGCCGAGGCGTATGTCGACGAGGACCACGCCATCCTGACCGATGCCACGACGGTGGAGGTCATCTATACCTGGTATCCCTGGCGGGCGGACTACGCCACGGCGGAGTTGTGGGACGCGGCGATCGGGGCGTATATCGACGACTGGCACGCGCCCTACCGGCAGTATGCGGAGATGTACGTGGCGTACCATCTCTGCAAGGCGTTGGGGGGTACCAACGCCATGCGCGAGACGCTGGAGCGGGAGCGGGAGCGGGCCCGGATCCGGGCGCTGGCGTACGACCGGGCCAACGAGATTCAGGGGTCGATTTACAGCGGGGAATTAATCCAGGAGAGATTCTCATGAAGCGGGGCGGCGTGTGGCGGAAGTGGCATTGCCGGGCGTGCGGGGCGCCGGTGCGGTATGGGCGGATTTATTGCCCGTCATGCGATGACGAGGTGTATATCGATGAGACCATCCTGGCGCCGCAGGTGACGGAGACATTGTGCACGCGGCGCGTGGCCGGCGAGCCGCGGCTGCGGGACGCGCGGCCGGGGCGGCTGCGGGGAGAGGAGTAAATGGCGGGAACCGGCGCGCGGCCGTTTCAGACGGCGTTCACGAGCGGGTACTGGTCGCCGGCGTTGCGCGGGCGGGTGGACCTGGAGGGCTACGCCTACGCGCTGGCGGAGGCGTCCAACGTGATCGTGCGGCGCACGGGAGGCGTGAGCCGTCGCGCGGGGACGGAGTTCTGCGGGTTCGCGCGGCAGGCGGCGCTGCACACGGAGCGGCTGATCCCGTTCCAGTATTCGCGGGATCCGCGGCAAAGCTACATGATCGAGGCGGGGGAGCGGTTTTTGCGGTTTTATTGGGGCCAGGACCGGGGTCTGATCCAAGTCAATGCGGTGAGCCATCCGGTGTATTTCCCCAACGAGGAGCCTGGCGTAGGGCTGGATGATTTGACGGCCAGCGGCACGTATACGGGATCCGGACCGGCAATCTATAAGGTGGTGATCGCGGCGGCGGGTACGCCAGACACGTTTGATTGGTATAGGAACGGTGATCTGCAGGCGGAGGATGTGTTGATCACCGGGGCGGCACAAGAGTTGGCGGATGGGATATCGATTGTCTTTGGGGAGACTACGGGGCATGAGGCCGGAGAATGGTGGGAATTCTACGCCGGCGCGCCGTATGAGGTGGCGACGCCGTATGAGGAGTCGGACTGCGCGGATCTTAGGGTGATCCAGAGGGCGGACACAGTCTATTTATTCCATTCCGAGTACATGCCGCGCAAGTTAACTCGGCATGATCATACCGATTGGCGGATGGAGGCTGTTGATTTTATCAATCCTTCCTGGCTGGGGAGAACGAGCGGGCTGCGGTGGAAACTGTACAGCACGACATCATATGTAACGCCCACCAAGCCCCAGAAATCCTATGAAATGGATTACAAGTTCGACGAAGGCGCGGGGGCGCGCTTGTTGGGCGAGGGGGTTTACGCGGGTGAAATAGCGTGGTGTACCTATCGTGGCAACCGACCCTGGTTTTTGGGACCAGCCTGGTACAACAATCCGCCGAAAGAGATTCAGAATCTAAATGGCTCTTACCACCATGTGGCCTGGATGGTTGAGGGGACGTTTTATGCGCCGAGCGCAGGGAAATACCGTTTCGCGCTCAATTGCGGATGGGGGGGAGACCTCTTTGTCGATGATAAGAATATCGTGAGCTGGTTTAACGATCCGCACGATATGTTCAATCCGAATGCGGGAACGGCACAGACCAATTACGAAACCCATTCGGGGGAGATCGATTTATCCGCCGGCCCGCATACGATTCGGGTGCGCACTTATAATAATGACGGAAACGGTCCTGTGGGCGTGGCGGCGGCTTGGAAGAAGCCGGGGGACTTGACCTATTCCGTGATTCCGGCCAGCGCCTTCGTGGAGCAATCGGACAGCAGCGGGGTGACGCCGGCGGCGTACCGGCTGCTGGAACTGGCGGAGACGGTGACGCTGCCCACGACGGCGGAGCAGATGGACGCGGCGACCACGGAGGGCGTGGGCGTGGCGGTGGCGCGGCGGGGGATCTGGGACGACCGGATCTGGTTTCACTCGTTGGCGGGCGCGCCGGTGGCGCCCTTCACGGCGGACCGTTGCGCGGTTCCGTTGCCGGACGGGACGAAGTTCGGCCTGGTGTTGGAGGGCTGGCTGCACGTCGTGGAGGCGGGTAATTACCAGTTCGCGATCGACAGCAACGACGCGTCGGATTTCGTACTGCACAAAGGGGACGTGTCGACACCCACGGCGAGCCTGGCGTGGTATGGGGAGCACGGGTGCGCGAGCCAGGGGGCGATTTACAACGCGGCGGGGCTGGAGCAGCACGCCACGGGGGCGGTGGCGCTGGAGGCGGGATGGTACCAGTGGCGGGCGAGGCTGGTGAGCGGCGGTTGGGGATATGGGCTCGCGTGGGCCTGGCAGACGCCGGGATCGTCGGAGTGGGTGCCGGTGCCACGGCAGCAACTCGCGCCGAAGATCGATGGATTCCCGGCGTGCGGGTGCCTGTTTCAAGGCCGGATGTGGCTGGGCGGCTGCGTGGACCGGCCGCTGACGGTGTACGGCAGCCGGAGCGGGCAGATCGAGGATTTCACGCAGGGGGCGAACGCGGGAGACAGTATCGAGTTGACGGTGGACAGCAACGCGCAGGACCTCGTGCAGGCGTTGGTGCCCGGCAAGGATCTGTACATCCTGACGAGCGCGGCGGAGTACCGCTTGACGGGCGGCGAGGAGGGGATCACGCCGCGGAAGTTCAAGATCGAGCAGCAGTCGGCGATCGGGGCGGAGCGGGTGGAGCCGGTGCGCGTGGAGAATTCCACCATATTCGTGGCGCGCGGGGGGCGGCGGATTTTGGAGTGGATCTACTCGATGCAGTACGACGCGCTGAGCGGCGAGGACATCAGCGAGCTGGCGGCGGACCTGTTCGAGGATGGGATCGCGCAGATCGTTTACCAGCCGTCGGCGGTGGTGAGTTACGGGGCGGATCCGGTGGGGATCCTGTGGGTGCGGACGGCGGCGGGCGCGGTGCGGGCGCTGACGCATGACCGCAAGAACAAGACCTTCGCGTGGGCGCCGGTGGATTTCGGGGGCGTGGTGGAATCACTGGCGGTGCTGCCGGGGGTGGCGGGAGGATTCGATCTGTGGCTGTGCCTGAAGCGGGCGGGGCAGAAGCGGACGATCGAGGCGCTGGACGTGGGCCGGGCGGTGGACGGGAGCGTGGTGTTCGCGGACACGCATGAACTCTCGTTGCCGCATCTGGCGGGGACGCTGGTGCGGGCGCGGTGGGGCGCGAGCGCGGACGCGATTGTGGGGACGCGGATCGTGCAACTCGACGCGCAGGGCGAGGCGGAGGTGTCGGGCCTGGAGGAGACGCCGCCGGCGTACCTGGAGGCGGGCAAGGAAGTGGAGTGGTATTTCACGACCATGCCGGTGGAAGTGCAGCTCGGCCAGGGGACCTCGCAGGGGATCCCGAAGCGGTGGACGCGGGTGGCGGTGTACCTGCGGGAGACCGCGGGCGGGGTGGACCTGGCGGCGCGGGAGCGGACGGACCGGGCGCAGCGGCTGACGGCGGCGCCGGCGGCGGGCCAACCGTTCACGCCGTACACGGGCGTGAAGGAGTGCAAACTGTTGGGGTGGAGCGAGGAGGCGCAGCTGCGGATCAGCGGCTCGGAGCCGCTTCCGGTGACGGTGTTGGGGATCCGGGGCGAGGTGGAGTTGGGGATGGGGTGAGCGCAGAGAAAAGCAATGGAATTGATCGAATTCATTCCGCGGATGTGCGAGTTTGTCGAGGACGCCGAGCGGCGGAAGACCGTGCTGGAGCACGTGCGGCAGTCGGTGGCGGCGCAGAGCCTATGGGATGGGCTGGACCTGGTGGCGGCGGGCGGGGTGTGCCGGCCGGCCACCGGCAACGCCTACTGCTGGCTGTGGATCCATCCGCAGTTGACGCGGCGGCAGGCGATCGCGCTGTACCGGGCGCTGGTCCGGGAGGCGGAGCGGATCCAGCAGGCGCTGAAGGTCCACCTGGATTGTTGGATCGATCAGGGGCATGAAGCGGCGGAGCGGCTGGTGCGGCATCTGGGATTCGAGAAGCACGGTATCTTCTTTTATTTGAAGGAAAACCGGTCGATGCAGATCTACTATCGGAGGGCGTACCGTGGGACTTGAGACGGGATTGGCGCTATCGGCGTTATCGGCGTTGGGCGGCCTGCAGGCCGGCCAGGCCAATAAACAGGCGGCGGAGGCGGCGGCCGCGCAGCAGCTGCGCGCCAACGAGATGAACGAGGCCGTCGAGGCGGAGAAGGTCCAGGGGATGCTCTCCGAACTCAAGGCCGCGACGTTCGCGTCGGGCGCGACGCTGGCGGGATCGCCGGCCGCGGCGGCGCTGGACATCCAGCGGAAGTACCGGCGGGACGCGGCGCTGCGGCGGTACGGGGCGGAGGTGGGGGCCTCGCAGTTGCGGCAGCAGGGACAGATCGCGGCATTGCAGGGGACCGCGGGATTTTTGGGCGGGATGGGGGGCGCGTTGACGACCTACGCGCAGAACCGGATTCCTAGAGGAGAAAAGAAATAATGGCTGAGTTGCCGCGGTATGAGCCGCAGGAGAAGGTGGCGCGGGCGCAGCCGGTGTTCAGGCCGAACCTGGCGGAGACGGCGTTCGAGCCGATTGCGCGGGCGCTGACGCAGGCCGCGGCGGAGGAGCGCGCCTATTGGGAGCATGGGCAAGCGGCCAAGATGCAGGCGGATATCTACCGGCTGGGAGAGGATTACCAAAAGCGGATCGAGACGGGCGACCTGGCGGGCGCGGACGAGGAGACGGTGCGGCAGCGATTCATCGCGGATGTGGAGCAACGCATGAACCAGGTGCATCCGCGGGTGCGGGCGCGGGTGCAGGCGCAGCTGGCGCAGATGCAGCCGTACATCGAGGGGCGGCTGTACGACCTGATCGCGCGGCGGCGGGCGGAGCAGGGGCAGGCGGACGTGCTGGGGGCGGTGGACACGTTTCAGCGGGCGGCGGCGCAAGCGGACACGGATGAGGACGCGCAGGCGTTTCTCGCGCAGGGGCTGGAGGCGATCGAGGGCAGCGGGTATTTCAATCCGGTGCAGAAGCAATTACAAGCCGGGAGACTGCGGGGGGAGGCGTGGCTGGCGCGGGCGGCGCGGGAGGTGGAGCGGCCGGAGGCGGACCTGGAGGCGCTGCGGGAGAAGACGCGGGGACTGGCGTTGCCCTTCGAGTACCAGCAGCGGATCGAGGAGCTGATCGACACGCGGGGGCGGCAGGTGCAGCGGGCGCAGGTATTGAACGACCTGGAGAGTGTCAAGGGGATCTATATTGCCGCGAAGACGCCGCAGGAACGGCAGGAGATCGAGGATGGCACTCTTCAATATTTGAACAGTTACCGATCAATTTTTGAGCCGGAGGAATTCGAGCGGATCAAGCGGGCCTGGCGGACGGAAATCCGCAAGGAGGCGGTGTACCGGGACGAGCGGACCTACGGGCCGGAGTGGGCGCGGGAGGCGCTGGACACCTACGGGTTCGAGGAAGACCAGAAGACGGCGATGGGGGAGTACTTGGACCGGCGGGTGGAGCAGCGGCGCAACGACGCGATCCGGGAGGAGGAGACGCGGGACCGGGCGCGGCAGGCGGTATGGCAAAAGAAGTACGCCAACTTGCTCATGGAACTGACCGAGAATCCGGACGAGGCGCGGATCGACCAGGTCCAAACGGACTTGAAATTCGATCACGAGCAGGGGTTCCGCGGGGCCGCGCAGTTCTGGATGGATTTCAATACCCTGAAAAGAGAATATATAAAAGGTACGGAATTGAACCAATCCATCGCCTATAAGAACGAGCAGGGGTGGCAGCTGTCGAAAGAGGAGGCGGACCACGCCTGGGCGACGCAGATCAAGACGGCGCGGAAGGTGGATCAGCGGGCGGTGACCGGCCAGGACTTAGTGGATTTTGTGGGGAAAAATCTGCGGATTCCAACTCCGATCCAGTTGGAGATCGAGTCAGTGGCTGTCAATGGGGATGCGGATAAGGTGCGAGAGTGGGCGAACGTAATCCGGCTGTTGCCCGTGGGGGTGGTGGCGACACAGATCAGTGAGCCGGCGCAGGCGTTGTATCGGGGCGTGTCGGCGCAGAGCACGGACGAGGAGATCGGGTCGCGGCGGCAATGGGTATTCAACGCGAAGGCGGAGGACCGGGAGATTCGGACGGCGACGTTTCAAAGCGGGGGAGCGGAGAAGCAGGCGCGGACGCGGTTCAAGGCGGGGATCGTGTCGGCCGAGGCGTTGGCGAAAATGTTCGATCTGCCGCGCAGCGCGTTACCGCGTTTCGGATTTCCCGGGGCGGACGATCCCGCGTTGCCGGAGATGGAAGAATTGTATTTGCAGCGTACTCAGAGAAATTATGAGTTGTCGCCCACGGCCAGCCTGGAGGATGCGGGGCGGGTGGCGCTGGCTAGCGTGCTGCAGGAGTATCACCCGTATTGGAACGGGCGGTCATGGAGGTGGATGCGCCAGGCGCCGGGTCTGACAGTGGGGGATCCGGATTTAATCAACGAGAATCTGGACGCGTTTCTCCAGGAACACGGGTACACGCTGGAGAGTGAACGTTACAAGCGGATGGCCGCGGCGGGGGCGGCGGGGATCCTGGGCGAGGCGGGCGTGATTCCGGAGATTCCCATCGAACCGTGGACGCCGACGCGGGTGAATCTGTTACCGGTGGAAGACGAGACGGGGGGACCGGCGGCGTATTACGTGCAGGTGTGGGATCCGGCGATCGGATGGAAGACGCTGGTAGACGAGCGGCCGGAGTCGCCCACGCGGAATTTGCCGCTGAAGTGGGGCGGGCCGGATCTGGTGAAAGCGGCGGAAGCGAAGCAACAACGGATGGCGGCCGAGGAAGCGGCGGCGCGGCAGGCGGAACGTGAGCAGATCGCGCGAGACTGGGCATGGGCGCAGCAGCTGCGGGATTTGGGATTTCCGGCGTATTGAGTTAGGAGGGTGAGTGATGCGCTCTGAGTTTTGGAGGGTGGACGCGCGGCCGGCGGAGTTCCGGCCGTTTATATTGCCGAGCATCGGACGGGCGGAGGCGCGGCCGGGGCTGATGGAGCTCGCGGGGGCCTATTGGCGGCAGGAGAATCCCGTCGGGGCGCTGCTGGCGTTGGAGCCGTTGACGTCGGCGTGGGATCCCGATTTCGACGCCACGCCGTATATTCCTCAGGAATTCCGGCGGCCTGAGTTCGCCCAAGCATTCGCGCGGGCGAACACGCCGGAGGATGTGGAGGCGATCACGCGGCAGATCCGGCGGGAACTGCGGGACCGGGAGACGATGGGGCAATTCGGATTCTGGACGAATCTGGGCGTGGGGATCGGGGTGGCGGGGCTGCTCGATCCGACCAACCTGCTGCCGATCGCGCCGGCGGTGGATGTGCTGAAGGGCGCACGGTTTTTGCGGCGGGGGTATGAGGTCGCGAAGTACGGGCTTCCGGGATTGATGGCGGCGGAGGGATTGTTGTACGCGGCACAGGAAACGCGGATGCCGAGCGAGATGCTGTTCAATTTGGGGGCGGGGACGCTGGCCATGGGGCTGCTGGGCGGGGCGATCACAGGCCTGCATCCGCGGGAGGCGCGGGCGATCGAGGAGGCGGTCAAGAAGGACATCGAATTCTACGCGGGGGAAAAACCGGGACAGGCGTATCCCGCGTACAAGCCGGGGACGAATTATCCGGTGGCGCTGCCGGCGTCGGTGACGGGCGGGACGGTGGTGGAAGTATTGGACAGAGCGCTGGCGGCGGGATATATTGACGAGGGGACGCACCGGCTGGCGCGGTATCTGGTAACTGAGGTGGATCCGGATTTCGACGCCAATTCGACGTTGGAGATCGTGCACGCGGTCCGGACGGCCAGCCGGGAGATCAAGCGATTGGAAGGCCTGCCCGATGAAGCGACAGCTTTCGTTGTTGGAGAGACGGCATCTAAGTATACGGACGAAGGACTCCTGCGGACGGCTATTAAGCTGTACCGGGGTCACGATGGAGACACTGTCGTTGAGGAGTGGTATCATCGATTCTACGACCAGGTCCTCAATCCTGCCGAGAGGGAAGTCTTTGCCGAGTATCACCGGGCCAGCGGAGACCCGCGATCCGTCCACGAGCACTTCGCCCAGGAAGGGCGTGATTATTTCTTTTCCAATAAACTCCACGAAAAAGCCGGACCGATAAAGTCACTGTTCCGGCGCGCGAAGGAAACCCTACGACTACTGATCAACCGTATCCGCGGCCTGCGGGGGGCGAGAATCCCGCGGGAGATCGAGGATTTGTACCGGCGGGGCGGGATGCGGCGGGCGGATTACGAGGAGTGGCGGCGGGAGGGCCGGCGCTGGTGGATCAATCTGTCCGAGCAGGAGCGCCAGCAGGAGGCGCGGGCGGCGGCGGCGGCCCGGCGGGATGAACTATTGGCGTTGCCGAAAAAGGAGATCATCCGGCTGGCCAAGGAGCAGGGCATTCCGATCAGGAACCGGGGCAAAAAGGATCTAATCGGGGCATTGTTGGCCAAGGAAGGGCACGTGCTGGAGGAGCGGCCGGCGGCGCGGATAGAGCCGGAGCGTTTCGTGGAAACCAGGCCATCAGAGGCGGCGGCCGTAGAGGAGCGGCCGATGGAGAGCGTGACGCCAGAGCAACCTTTGGAGACAGCAGCTGGGGAATGGGAATATTGGGCGGAGCGGACGTGGGACTACGCGCGGCAGTACGCAGAGGGAGCGGATGAGCGCGGATGGACGGAGGCGATTTTGGCGGCGCGGTCTGAGGGTCTGGGCGTGGCGGCGATCGCGGAGCGGATCGGGACGAATGAGTGGGTCGTGGGTGGAGTGTTGGCGCGGTCGGGGGACGCGGGAGAGGACGTGGCGGCGGTCTGGTGGGAGATGCATGATTGGCTGCGGCAGCAGCTGGGCGGCGAAGGCGGCGGGGAGGCGGTGGGGTACCAGGTGCGGCGGGGGGAGGCAAAAGAAGAGGGTGAGCCCGGGATTCAACCCACCCACCGCCGTGGCTTTGAAGAAGTGGAATCCGCACTCCCGCCGCGAGAGACACTCGCGATCATCGACGCCGGCGGCACTCCCTCCGGTCCGGTACCGGACCGTGGTGTATTGATTGTACCACAATCCGATTCACCGTGGAATAGGGTAAGTTACCAATTGCGGGCGGTGGAGCGGCTGGTCACGCCGCGGTACAAGCGGGAGCCGGAGGTGCGGATCTTCGACGTGTCCGCGCAGCCGGAGGTAATGGCCCATTTCAAGGACCGGGAGCCGGAGCATTTGATTCAATCGCTGGACGAGGCGCGGTGGGCCAATTCCAACGCGCAGCGGGTCAAGGACTGGCAGGAGATCTACGCCCAGGCGCCGGTCTTGAAGGCCTGGAACAAGATCTTCAAGTACAACCCGGTGGCCGAGGGGATCGCCGACACCGCGGGCGACAAGGTGGGCGGGGTGCCGATTCTGGGATTGACCATCGGGTGCCAGCGGGCCTGGGCGATCGTGGAGCGGGTGCTCAACGGGCTGCTGCCGCCGGAGACGCGCCTCGAGGCGTGTTACGGGATGCTCTGCTGGGTGAACTGGCAGTTGGGGCGGTTGTTCGGCAATACGGACCTGATGGAGTACACGAGGTTCGCATCCGCGGATCCCAAGTATTTCAACGAATGGATACGCAAGCACAAGGAGTTGCTGGAGTCGGGGCCGCAGTTGAAGGGCCGGCTGCCGATCCTGCGGCACGGGCAGATGGGAGACGATTCGCACACGATCGCGATGGGGCTGGCCAAGGAGTGGCTGAAGGCCTGCGCGAAAAACGATTTGCGGGCCAAGAATATATTCATCTCGTCGGCGTACGCGCCGATCACGCGGGCGCAATACGAGGAGCTGCTGCCGTACAAAGACCTGTTCGAGTTGCACATATCGGTATTCGGCTGGTTCCACCAGGTGGAGATCATGCTGCGGCTGGCGGAGTTCGCGGAGGCGCGGGACGTGGGACTGCCGGTGCACCTGCGGGTGATCACCAACAAGGACCTGATCTCCGGCATCGAGATGCCGAACGAGCCGTTTCTGGATGACATGCTGAAGCAGTTGGGCGTGACCCAGTACGAGATACTGGAGACGCCCTTCCACGATGACCGGCTGCGAAACCGGAAGAACGCGCAGGACCGGAGCGAGCCGAGCGGGAAGTATTTCAATATCTGCTGCGAGCAGAAGACCTGCCGGGGCTGCGGAGTGAAGTGCCTTACCAAAAAACCGGGCAAGAAGGATTCCGCCTTGGTGGATTTCCAGGTCGATCCCAAGCGGATCGAGCGGGTGGGGCACCAGGTGCGGGAGTATCCCGCGGCGTACCAGGTGAAGGTGGAGGACGTGCACGCCGACGCGCAGAGCCGGCTGGATCCGGACCTGGACGATGGATCGCGGGTGGCGCCGATCCGGGGGCTGAGCCCGGAGAAGTCGGAGCGGATCCTGCGGTTCATCGAGAGTGTGCACCCGGGCGCCAGGGTGTTCTTCACGCGGTTTAGTCCGTTGCCGGGGCGGATCGCCGAGGGGCTGGTAGTGTCGTGGGAGAGACTGCGCAAGAACCTGCGGGGCCAGGGGACGGAGGAGGCGGCGGAGATCATCAAGCGGCGGGAACTCAACCGGTATCTGAGCCGCGCGGAGCGGTCGATTTATACGCATTTCGTCAACACGCTGAACCAGGCGGCGGGGCGGCCGCCGGTGGCGGACGCGGGATTCACTGACGTGGTGCGCGCGAAGTGGAATTGGAAATCCTTGAGAGAATTCAAACGCGCTGTCGGATTGGCGATGATGGATTTGGAGTGGGGGCGGGATGTAAGCAAATACGCGGCGGGGGTGCAGGCGGCCGCGCGGGAGATGTCGGCGATCATGCTCGAGCTGGGCAAGCGGGCCAATAAGATCGGGCAGATCACCGGGGCGAATATCGAGCAGGGGCTGGCTGAGGGGGTGACGCACTTCCCGCGGATCTGGAAGCACGAGTATATCCGGCGCTACCGGCCGGCGGCGCGGAAGATCCTGCGGGATCTGCTGGGGCCGGATGTGACCAGCCAGCAGATCGACGAGGCGCTGAACTCGATCAGCGGGAGTCCCACGGGATCGATGGGATATTACGATCTCTCCGAGGCGCAGGACGCGGCGAAGATCGACACGTGGAAGAGCAAGTTTTTCGAGCGGCGGGAACTGCAGGTGGACCACAGCCGGCTGATCGGGGTCCAGGTAAAGGACGCAAGGGGAAATCCGCTGACGATCGATCTGATCGAGACGGACGCGCTGAAGGCGGTGGAGCGGTACCTGGACAGCGTCATGGGCAGCATCGTGCTGGGTGAGAAATACGGCGACGTCACGATGCAAAAAGAATTCCAGCAATTGTGGCAGCACTATGACGAGATCCTCAACGCGCAGGGGCCGGAGGTGGACACGTCGCCGATCCTGAAGGAGAGGGACGCGGCCTTCAAGGATTTGTTGGCGCTGCGCGATATGGTCAACGGGACCTATGCGCGGACGCACGGGTGGGATCCCGCGGGCAAGGCCATGCGGGCGTCGAAACTGTTGATGAACATCAATGCCATGCTCTATTTGGGCGGCGTGGTGTTTTCGTCGCTGGCGGACGTGGCGCGGCCGATGTTCCACTGGGGATTGGAGTACCATCTGCCGGCGCTGGCGGAGTACGTGCAGGTGTTCCGGACGCCGGAGTTCGCACAGATGCGGCGGGAAATGCGCGACGTGTGGGGAGCGGCGCTGTCGGCATTCAACCACGAGCGGTTGTTCGCGATCGGGGACATCGCGGAGGACGCGCGCGGGGATACGGTGGTGGAGCGGGGCGTGCGGTTTTTGGCGGATCAGATGGGCTTGCTGACCGGCATGGACCTGTGGAACGCGACGAACAAGGAGATCAGCGGCTATGTGGCGTTACATGCGGTATTGGATGTAGCATCAAAGGTACGCGCCGCGGCGGACCGGGGTGTGGCGCTTACCATGGACGCGATGGCCGGAGAGGTGGACCGGCGGTTTCTGGTGCACTGCGCGCAGATGGGCTTGGGCCTCGAGGACCTGGTGGGCGTGGCGCGGCAGGTGGAGCGGTTCGGGGAGAAGTACGGGCCGCTGACGCTGACGCGCACGGACCGGTGGGACAACCTGGCGCTGAGGTCGAAGTTCGAGTCGGCGATGGTCAAGGAAATTGATCAGACGATCCTGACGCCGAGCGTGGGAGATAAGCCGTTGTGGGCGCATTGGGGCGTGTTGGCGCACGCGTATCAATTCAAGTCGTTCGGCATGGCCGGCATGCGGGGCGTGATCGTCCAGGGGCTGCAGGATATGGACCTGCGGACGTTGGAGGGGATCCTGGCGTCCACCGCGGCGGGCGCGGGCGTGTATTACTTAAAGGCGTTGGAGGCGGGGCGGGATCCATCGGACAATCCCGGGGAGATCCTGCTCAACGCGATCGACAAGGGCGGGCTGACGGCGTACCTGATGGATCTGGATTCCATGATCCATAGAGTCAGCCAGGGGACGTTCGGCGTGCAGTCGTGGTTGACGGGCGAGGGGGCGCAGCGGTTCGCTGCAAAATCCACGTCGGACATCGTGTTCGGGCCGACGGTGGGGACGCTGGAGAATATGTCGCGCTTGGGATTCAGGACGATTCCCCACGCGCTGACCGGGAACCTGGTGCAGGGCGACGAGACGCCGATCTTGAGATTGTGGCCGTACAGCAAGGCGCCTTACGTGCGGTTCCTTATGGAGAGGTTACGCGAGGGCGCGCGGGAGAGCCTGCCGACGGCGGCGGAGAGGGAGGCGGCGGGGTGATCGGATCGTGTGACGCGGAACTGTTTTTCACGCACGCCGACGCGCGGGACTACCACTACGCGGGTCCGACAGCGACGTGGGGCGATTGGATCGACGACTATAAACTGACGGGCGAGGCGGGGCGGCTCAAGCGCGTGCGGCGGCCGGGCGAGACGTGGGCCTGGCGGTACGAGGCGCGGAACCAGGCGCCAGTAGTGTGGGCCGGGGTGGACGCCAGCGGCAACGTGTTGTGCTGCTGGGAGGCGGAGGAGAACTATCTGCAATCCTACTGCCCGATATATCCCACCGGGCCGACGGGGCGCGCGGTGCTGCCGGAGGGCGGGGCGTTCGTGCGGGTGATTCTGCCGGACTGTGTAACGGAGATCGAGGCGCTGCTGGCCGCTGCGCCGGTGCCGGCCTGGGCGGCGGGGACGCTGGAGGAGACGCTCGGGGCGCCGGGGCTGGCGGCCTACCAGTGGGAGTCGATGCAGATGACGCGCGGGCTGGACTTACAGGACATTCGCACGGTATTGGACGGGGCGGCGCCGTTGAGTTGGAAACTCACGCAACTGCTGCTGTACCTGCGGGCGGCGTCGCAGGTGTTGTACGATCACCGGGGGGAGACGTGTATTCCGTTGATCCGGGCGCATTTCAGTGTGGATCCGGAGACGGGGACGGTGACGTGGAAATAAGGGGTACAGATGGGGGAACATAGGTTTTGTAAGTAACAATTAATCAGATAGTTATGAATCCATGCAGTCTCATTTGTAATCAGCCGGTCGGGGGTTCGAATCCCTTCGCCAGCTAACCTTCCTTAAACCCTACCAATCATTCCAGATAGCACGTAAATACCCGGTAAATCACTCCCTGTAGAGCGCATAGCATAAAGATAGCATTAAGCAATTTTAATCCTATCCATTATATCGTAATCCAGCAAAAAGAAACCACCAACGAACAAAAACTATTGACTTTCCTTTTGGCTTCGTGTAGGCTAGCCAAGTTGATAGCCAAAATGATATATATTGGAGAGCATAATACCTTGAAGGAGGCAAGCAATCATGATCATCGTGGATCGGGCATATGGGGAGTGGGTAACGCGGGAGCGGTGCCGGCGGGCGTGGACGCGCCGGGACCTGGCGCGGCGCGTGGGTATCGGGTGGAAGACGGTGGAGCAGGTGGAGCGCGGGTTGCTCCTGGACGAGCGGTTCCGGCGGGACATTGATCGGGCTTTTGACCGGGCGCCGGTAATCCGGAGGCGGTTCCGTGGCTGACTGGAAAAGCGAAAAGATACCGTGCAAGCCGGCCCGACGCGCGCCGGCGTGGCGGTGGGACCAGTACTACGCGGTCCTGCTGCGGCGGGGCGCGCTGGAGCAGGTGCCCGAAGAGTACGTCAGGCGGTTCGGGCTGGCCTGCCTCGAGGACTCGGCGCTGCAGGCGGCGGACTGGCTGGTGCTTCTGTACGGGCGCGAATACGCCCAGGTGGAGCAGTTCCTGGCGCGGCTGCGGCGGATGGGTATGCCGCGGGCGCAGCAGTATATCGAGCTGATCAAGATCTACAGGAAGATCGCGCAGCGCGAGGAAGTGCGCATCCGTGATCCGTTCGTGGTGTGGGCGGGCGTTTATACAGAGTGGGAAATCCGGGCGGTCCTGAAAGATTGTCAGAACGTCCGGGAAGCATACTTAAAAAACGTGCGGCCGTGGTGGCCGAAGGGGAAAGCGGGACGGCCGTTCGTCGTGAGGCGGACGGCCTGATTGTTTCTACAAGGGGAATTTGAAATGGCTGTAAGAAAAACGCAGAAGAAAAAAGCAGGCAATAAAAAACCAGACGAACTCGATTTGACACTGACGTGGATCCCGATCGAGCAGGTGCTCCTCGTGGTCGGGATATCCAGGAGTTGCCTCAATAAGTGGTGCGCGGAGCGGCGTCTGGACGAGCGATGCGCGCGGAAGATCGGGCGGCGGTGGTATTTCAATCTGCCGCTGATCAAGTCTGAGGGCTTCCTGTTGAGGGACTAGGCTATGGACTCGCGCGAGGTCTATGAGTGCATCTGCCGGGAGGTGGGGATCGATCCGGGTTCCAGCGCCAACGGGCATTGCCCGGCGCATCGGGATGATACGGGGAGCCTGTCGGTCAAGTACGACGCCAAGAGCGGGCGGGTGCTGATCCACTGCTTCGCCGGGTGTCAGACGAAAGATATCGTCAAAGAACTAGGCTTTGAGATGTCTCAGTTGTTCCCGGAGGATAAAACACGCCGGCCGACCAGGGCGAAGAAGCAGCCACGGGAGAAGGCGGATATCACCGTGGAGCGGCTGGCCGCGGCGAAGAAGATCCCGGTGGAGTTTCTGCTAAAACTCGGGCTGCGCACGGTGGAGGACGAGTACTGGGGGCGGTTCGTGGAGATCCCGTACTGCGGGACGACGGGCGCGCGGCTGCCGGTGACACGGCGGCGGTTGGGATTGCGGGGGAACCAGAGCAATTGGGGGAAGGGCGACAAGCCGGCGCTGTACGGGCTGCAGTACCTGGGGCGGATCCGGGAGTTGGGGTGGGTGGTGCTGGTCGAGGGGGAGAGCGATTGCTGGACGCTGTGGCTGCACAAGTTCCCTGCCCTGGGCGTGCCCGGGGCGCGCAATCTCGGGGCGCTGCGCGCGGAGTATTTCGAGGAGCTGCGGCAGGTGTACGTGTTCCGCGAGCCGGACAAGGGCGGCGCGGCGTTCGCGGCCGAGGTGCCCAGGCGGCTGCGGGAGTTGGGATACGAGGGGGAGATCGCGGAGATATGGATCGAGGGGCACAAGGATCCAAACGAACTCCATAAGTCGGTGAACGACGAAGAGTTTAAGAGAATTTTTCAATCCGTTTTGGATAAAAAAAAAGCCGTCAACGTGGAGGTGACACGGGAGGCGGCGCCACCACCGGCGGGGCGCGCGCTGACGGACCTGGGCAACGCGGAGAGGCTGGTGGAGAGGTTCGGTAAGGACGTCCGGCACTGCCGCGAGTGGAACAAGTGGCTGGTGTGGGACGGCGTGCGGTGGGTTATAGACCGGGAGGGACGGGTGGAGCGCATGGCCGCGGAGACGGCGCGGGGGATCTATGCCGAGGCGCTGGCGTGCCGGGACTATGACCTACGCAAAAAGGTTGTGGAACATGCAGTTAGAAGCGAATCGGAGAGGGCGATCAACGCCATGGTATCGCTGGCGCGATCGCAACCAGGCGTGCCGATCCTGCCGGAGCGGCTGGACGCGGATCCGTGGCTGATGGCTGTAGCAAATGGCACGGTGGATTTGCGGACGGGGGAGTTGCGAGAGTCAAAGCGCGAGGATCATATCACCAAACAAGCGGCGGTGAAATACGAGGCGGGGGCGGAGTGTCCAGAGTTCGAGAAGTTCCTGCGAAAGATCCTGTTGGATAACGAGAATCTTAGAGGATTTATACAGCGGGCGATCGGGTACTCGTTGACGGGGCGGATCACAGAGAGATGTATTTTTATCTTGCACGGCGTAGGGCGGAACGGCAAGAGCACGTTGCTGGAGGTGATCCAGGCGATGTTAGGCGACTACAGCCTCCGCACGCCGACTGAGACGCTGATGGTCAAGTACAGGGGCAGCGATATACCCAACGATATCGCGCGGTTGAAGGGGGCGAGATTCGTGAGTGCCTCGGAGAGTGAGGAGGGGCAGCGCCTGGCTGAGGCGAAGATCAAGGACCTGACGGGCGGGGATACGGTGAGCGCGCGGTTCATGCGCGGTGAATTCTTCGACTTCAAGCCGGAGTTCAAACTCTGGCTGGGCACGAACCACAAGCCGGTGATCAGGGGTACAGATAACGCTATTTGGGATCGGATCCGGTTGGTGCCGTTCGAGTATCGCGTGCCGGAAGACGAGATTAACCCCCTCCTCCCGGAACGTCTGCGTGGGGAGATGGACGGCATCTTTCAGTGGGCGTTGCGGGGGTGTTTGGAATGGCAGGCGCATGGGTTGATCAATCCGGATGAGGTCAAGGCGGCCATGGGGGAATACCGCACGGAGATGGACGTGTTGGCGTCCTTCCTCGAAGACAGTTGTGAGATGGAGCCATACCTCGAAATCTCCTCGAAAGATCTTTATGCGGAGTATCGTAAGTGGTGTGAACTCAATGCCGAAAAGATGCTCTCACAGAAGAAATTTGGCATGCGGTTAATGGAGCGAGGGATAGAGTCAAAACGCAGTATGAAGATGCGCTATTGGGCAGGGATTGGACTGCGCGATGAGCATGACACGTTGATGTCGCATGACGCATCTGACGCGAGTTCCCAGGTAATCCCCTACGCGCGCGCGAGAGAGAAAACCCCGAAACCTGCGTCATATGCGTCATCGCAAAGCGATGCGTCATCGCAGGGGACGGTGATACCGAACCTGAGTGCATACGACTGAGGAGGGAAAGACGATGACCGGGACGATGTTGGTGGACGTGGATAGGTTGGAGCATTTCACGCCGGGGAGTGACCGGGGGATCAAGGGCATGGTGGTGATAGACGGCGTGCGCTTCCAACAGTTGACGCCGGCGGTGTTCGCGGTGGTAGCGAAGCGTGTCAAAAAACTGCGTGTTGCGGCGGGCGAGGGGCGCGTGAGCGCTGAGGTGATGGGCGCGGTAGAGGAGGAGTACGCGGAGATCCGGGGGTGGGCGTTAGAGCGCTACGGGGAGCAGGCGTTGCGGGAGGCGTGCGGCCAGGCGAGCGGCGCGCGCAGGGAGGAAGGCGTTACAAACAGGGAAGGCAAAGCACAGAAAGAAAGTAATCAAACAAAACAGCAAACCACAGCAGAGTAGATGCGGCACCCCGCAGCGAGATCCGGCGCACTCCGGGACGGTTGGAGTAGGCAGGGGCTGGGTCCCCCGATCTAGGTGGGGGTAGCCCGAAAAGTCCGGATCGAGCGGAGGGGCGCAAGGTAGGCGGTCTGGGTTTTTTGGATCGATTTTTCGAGGGCCCGGGGGCAGGCCCGGGGAAGACCCCAGGGGGACAGCATGGGCGGGAGGCAATGGGGTGGCATGAACGAGTTGAGTTTGTTCGCGGGGGCCGGCGGGGGATTGCTGGCGGGGCGGCTGCTGGGATGGAGGACGGTGGGATATGTCGAGTGGGACGAATATTGCCAGAGAGTCATCGCGCGGCGGATTCGGGATGGGCTGCTCCATGAGGCCCCCATCTTCGGCGATATCCGCGCATTCATCGATCAGGGGTACGCCGCAGGATATCAGGGACTGGTTGACATCATTACTGGCGGCTTCCCCTGCCAGCCTTTTTCCGTGGCCGGGAAGCGGCTCGGAGAAGACGACCCACGAAACATGTGGCCGGCGACCCTTGAATGCCTTTGCGTGGTACGACCGCGATGGGCGTTGCTGGAGAATGTCCCAGGATTGCTTACTACCGGATATGAGCGACGAGTATTCGGGGACTTGGCCGAAATCGGGTATGACGCACGGTGGGGATGCCTTTCGGCAGCCGCCGTTGGAGCGCCGCATATCCGAAAGAGGCTCTGGATTGTGGCCCACGCCCAGGGCCAGCGATAACAAGTCCGGGCGGGTGTCCGAGGAAACGCTCGGGAAAAACAGCCGGCCACTCAACGAGGTGGTGGCGAACTATCCCACGCCGAACGCTTCCGACGCCACCGGCGGTCCTGGATCGAGCGGGCGGGACGGCGGACTGAATCTGCGGACGGTCGCCAACGGGCAACTCAATCCGGACTGGGTGGAATGGCTGATGGGATGGCCGATCGGATGGACCAGCCTGGAACCGCTGCCGCGGGGATCGTGGGAGGTCTGGATCGAGGGCGTGGTGGCCGGCGAGTGGTGGCTGGAGGAGCCGGACGGCATCCCGCGGGTGTGCGGCAAGGTGCCGAACCGGGTGGCGAGAATCAAGGCGTTAGGTAACGGCCAGGTGCCGCTGTGCGCGGCGACAGCCTGGAACCTATTGCGGAGGTGAGGGGATGAAGAGGCGGGGGCCCAGGCGGGCGAAGGTGGATCGAATCGGGAAGATGATGCGGGATCCAGAGCGGGGCGCGGAGTTCCGGCGGCGTCGCTGCGGTC